AGTGGCCAGATTGGAGTTTATAAATAGTCTGTTTGAAGGATATGATGGCTGGGAGATATTAATTGATATGCGTTGTCGCAAATTTACAGAAGACTTGGTGTACCAGAAGAAAAATGCAGATGGTACAAAAAATAAGTCAAAGGTTACAGACCCGAAATCAGGCGTGAAGTATGAGAAGTACGGCCACTTGTCAGACTGTTTTGACTATGCGTTATGTCTTTGTATAAATGAAAGCTGGAATAAATTCCGCAGTTCAAGAAAAGTATTGGAAACAACGGCAACACCAATTTACGGAACCTTTAATTTTTGATAATAATGTATAAGCGTTTTCTTAACAACAATGACTATATCGGCATCATTACCGAAGAGGCATTATTGCAACTGATTCGAGGCAATGAGGAGCGTCTTGCACAGGCAGAAGAAGCTGCTGAATCATCTATCATTGAATACCTCATTGACAACTATGAAATTGAAAAAGTATTGACAATCGGTAAAAATTTGATGGGGTATAATCCTCAAATTATTTACCCGGTAGGTGCCCATTTTTATAATGAAGGGAAAGTTTGGGAAGCGTTGCGTTCCATCAATGGCTATAAAGCCCCTTCAGATGTGGTTTATTGGCAAGAATACACAGACTATATATATGATGAAACCGCAGTAATTGAGTATTCCCAATTGCGCAATTATCAGCCTGGTGACATCGTACATATTAACGGTTCATACTATATTTGTCTTGAACCACACGGATTAGACTTTAATGATATTCGTGTACCCGGTATAAATGCTTGGGAGGAAGTGATGTCTTATGAATGGCAAGCGAATTTTGAATACGAGTTATGGAATGTAGTGAAATGGGAAGGTAAATTCTACACCCTAATGAAACTGGATGATGCGGATTGGACTATGAACCCATTCGATTCTGATAATTGGGGTCTTATCGGAGACTATGATCCAGAATACCAATATCAGTTCTCAGAAACAGAATATGTGGTTTACAAAGATAAGGTATATGCTCCTACGATGGATGTCAATGCAGACGAGCTTAAAGAAGGCTACAACATTCGTCAGCATGACCCCAGAAATGGAAATGTAAAGAAACACATGCTTCGTCTGGCTATTTATGAGTTACACAAGCTCATTTCACCAAACAACGTAAGTTCTGCCCGTATCACAGATTATGAGACTTCTATCATGTGGTTAAGAGATGCTGCAAGGATGAAAATAAATCCACAAATACCACGCAAACTGGATGATGAGCATAAGCCAGTTACGGAATATGCAATCGCCACCTTCATGCGTGACTATGACCCGTACCAAAATCCTTGGCAAATCTAATTTCTTTTCTTGTTTATAAATAAAGAGCCTGTCTAACTTTTTAGTTTGTTAGACAGGCTCTAAAATTACCAAGTAAATAAATTATAGCTAACACCAACTCCAATATAAGGGCTGACCTTATTACCACATACACCCATACCAACTTGCACACCCAGACCCCAACGGCCAGTATTTAATTTTTGTACTTTTGTTATGGTTGTTGTTTTAGGATATACCCAGCAACTATCTAATTGAGGATTATAACCACTTACCCACGCAGTAAAAGATTCCGTTTCATATTTTCGCTGGGTTATTGGTATAGATAATTTCGTTGAGTCAGGCGTAGATTCTACAACTTGTATTTCTGGTTGCTTATCCTCTGTTTTCGTTGAGTCAGGCGTTTCGGGAGTGGTTGGTATAGTAACATACCGATAACGCAGTACAACGCTGTCTCGTGGCACAGGCACTGGATAGGGGATAGTGTCTCTTACCGTTAAAGTATCTGTGTACACATTACTATAATTTGTCAGTTGCACATTTTTGTTTATAGAAAACATCAATGCAACTGACAAAATCACAACTAAAATCCAAGGTAACTTTTTCATGGATGAACAACAACTGTCTTTAAGAAATTAGGGAACTCAGCTCCTACATCAAAACAAGGGCATGATTTAATCCACTCTGCTGGCTCGACCTCTCCGTCTCCATCAGAATCTGGTGAGGTATCTCTATGCCCAAGTATTTCAAAGATTTGATACTTTTGACAAATCTCAGATACTAAGTTATGTAGAGCCTGTTTTTGCGCTTCAGTTCGTGTATCTGCCGGTTTACCATTTGAGTCCAGTCCACCAATATAGCAAATACCGATACTGTGCTTATTATATGATTGACCAGAGAAACCTTTTGTGTTGCAGTGAGCACCATATTTATTAAGTGGTCTGCCTGGTTCTATGGTACCATCTAAATCAATTACGTAATGATAGCCGATTTGATTGAATCCACGTTGCTTGTGCATTCTATCAATATCTTTAGCTTTGAAATTCACTCCTTCTTTAGTGGCTGAGCAGTGAATTATAATAGAGTCAATCTTATTCATTCAACGAAAGAACTGAAAGGTAAATACCATTCTTGTTCGCCCTCATACGGGGAACCATCAAGAACAGCCCAGCAGCCTCTAATGGAACCGTCTGTGCGTTTAATGATTTCACTTACCTTTGCGCTTCTTCCAATTAACCCCTCCATTTTCATTTCTGTCAATGCAACAGAGGGTATGATATATATGGTTTGTCCGTTCTTCATATTAATAGCCAGTAGGCGGTTGACGGTGAGGACAAGATGGCTTTTCACATTTCAAGATTTTCAAACGAGTGTTTTCCACACTAAGTTCTGTTATCTGAATATGTAATTGAGCCTTTTCATCTCTATGTTTTGCTACATCAACATACAATGAATCAATTTTTTTGTTTAGTTCTTTATTCTCGTTATGAGCCTCTTCATACAACTTATGCCATTCATCGGACTGTTTGGCTTCGTTTTCAATATTTTGAGCTTCATTTTTTAGATCTTCAGATTTACGTTTCTGAGGAAGCAATAAAAACATCATGATATTTCCACACACCATGCCAACCAAGGCAGTGATTATTTGTTCAAGCATTAAAGTTGTTAAGAGTTAGATTCTGGTTTAGACTGTTCAGGTACAATTACATTGAATGTGATACCGCCTTCACCACCACCTTCAATGTTCAACTTACTAACTTGCGCTTCTTTTACTGGGTACATTTCCATCAATGCTTTAGTAGCACTGACGGCCACACTTCTTAATGGAGCTGGAGAAAGCCTTGTGCCGCGTCTGTCTCGATATTCCGCTGTAGAGGTTTCTTCTATAATGTGAACAAGATTCTCGGTTAGAAATTTCTTCATATATTTAGCCTCCTCATACGTCATATCCTCCAGTTCTTTTAGATACGCCTGGATGTCCTCACGCATTAAGAGGGTTTTAGCTAAATGCTTTGTATGTTTAGAGTCACATTTGAAAACCTCAGAATAACACTTTGCAGCGTTGCCGGCGTATGGCGCACTACCATTTACGTACAGCTCACAAAACAAAATTTCATTTTCGGTTAATTTTGAGTCCATTACTTATTTAGTTAAAAAGCCCTGCAAAACAGGGCTTTTGTTTAATATGAATAGAGATATTCTACTCATTTTGTTTTTTATGTTCAAGCAATTTCTCCATAATGACATCTCTGAACAAGTTGCCGATTCCAGTAACCGCTGCTTCAACGTCTTCAATACTGTTTAGATACTCCATATTGAAGTTGATTTGCAGGTCATATCCAGATATTTCTACCAGTGTTTGATTGATGTCTTCGTTGACTATTTTACACACCGATCTGTCCGAAATCATCTTAAACTCTACACGTGGTTCATCAACCGTTTGTACTGTTTCTTCTGCCATATCCTTATATCTTAAAATGTTTCCTACTTTTTTCTGTTTTGGTCATTGCAATTTCGCCACCCTCAATAACACCACCAACACTTCTCATTCTTTGTGTGAGAACTGCGACAACATTGGTAGTTGCCGAAACGTCCGCGTCTGCATCGTGAGCATCATCGAGTTCAACACCAAGTCTTTCGCACATCAATTCAAGTTTATATGATGATGTATTTGGGGTCGCACACATCGCCAACTGTCCTAAAATTATTGTGTCAAGCACATCTGGTTGCCAATGCCCATAGAAGTCTTCGTGTCCTCTAAGATGTTTGGAAACTTCTTTGACAAGACCAGCATATTCCATCATTTGCATAAAGAAACCTTTATCAAAATCAACATTCTGTCCGATTAGAAACGGTTTCATATTCTTTGGAGTTTTAGGAGTATGGTCGGCAATAAATTGGACCACCTCATTTGCTACCGTTACAATATCCACACCCATATTATAGAGCATGTCCATAGTAATAGCGGAATATTCCAGAGCCTTTGATTCGTAATCCATAGGCTTCTCTTCTTCAATGTCATGTTTGTTTTTAAGCACTTTGCGTTTTGCAGTAACGCCTTTGATTTCTTTTTGGTTGTATGGATAAATATATTTCACATACGAACCGAGACGTTCAAATGTGTCCAAACGAGTTGCATGAATTGCAATCTGGGTGCAGGCTGATGTTTGACATTTCAACCCACCAGTCTCAAAATCTAAAGTGAATGCTACGAGAATTGGATTCTCTTCTTTTGGTGCTGCCATATTATATCAATTTTTGTATTATTTGTAATGCCTTTGTCAAAAACTCTTGTAGTGTACCATTGTTTTCTATAATCGCATTGTAAGCTGCATCTTCAATAGTAACTCGAACTTTATCGCGTTTTAATCTCTCTGGAGAGACAGTTTGACGCAATAACTCAATGTCTCTTTTGATAAGGATTGGCACGATTCGATATTGTTGATCAAATTTTTCCCACAGTTTCAGTAACCCCTTTTCATCAATCACATAACTACACGCTCCATTTTCGGGAACTTGGCTTGTTTGTGACCAATAATGAAAGCCACCAAACTTAGTATAAGCTAACATCTGTTCTTTTGGAGGCATATCACACTCAGACACAAAATGATGGTCTACACCGTCAACTTCACCCTCTCTGATTGGGCGAGTGGTATATGAAACGATGACTGGAATATCCAGCATTTTCTTTAGATATTCGGCCAATGACGTTTTACCGCTTCCTGACGGCCCTACAATTGCTAAAATGGTTGGTTTCATTACACAACTTCTAATACACTACGTTTGTTAAATTGAAGATTATTTTTGCCTTCATAATCACTGTACTTGATAGTTGCAGAGAAAATGATCAATTTATTTTTGGCATTCATTAACGCACCACGATGTTGAGCGTATTCTTCCGGCCAAATCACACATTCGCAAATATCATTGTTTTGCTGGAGCGTGACTTTACAGAAAACTTCAATATCACCTGTCTTTTTACTTGTGAATTTGCGTTCTTCAACATCAACAACCGTAGCGCAAATTGCCACTTTCTTATCTTCTGCTTCCAAAGGAGCAACGTCTCTTAAAGTTGCATAGGAAGCCTTACCTTTCAATTGAGCCTTTGCTTCAGAGTTATCATATATTCTTTTATAATCTATGGCACCAATGCCAGACACCACGATTTGCTGCTGACTCCAGAAATAATGCTTGTTAATCATATCTGCTGGAAAGTCTTTTTCTTTAATTTCAAACCCTAAATGTTCAGCAGCTTTTTCAATAATAGCATATCGTTCTACTACTGATTCAGCATGTTCAACCTTATCGAAACACCCGGCAAGAACCAAGTTTAGGACACATCTCGCATTTACTGGACATCGAGTAGCTTCTTCTGCATTATCAGGATCATCCCAATATTCATACTTTTTCAGTTTGTATTTGAATATTCGGTCAATGAAGTTGTTGATGCTTGTGAAATCTCCATTCTTACGGCGTTCTTCCATAATCCATTGCACAGCCTTAGTTCCGAGTTGCTTGACACGTGATAAGGACCAGAATATCGAATCCGTTGCATAATCTGTATGAAAAGCGTCTTCACTTACATTAATATCTGGAGGAACAACCTTTGCATTGCTACATGCTTCCATCTCTCCCATCAATGTAACAAGTTCATCGTCATCTGCCCATTGTAATGCCACAGTATAGAATGCAGTTGGATAATTAGCCTTCAAATATGCACCAACGTATGATGTAACGGCATAAGCAGTAGCGTGGCTCTTGTTAAAACAATATGCTCCAGCAGCTTCGATTTGCGCCCATATAGCATCTGCATCTTCTTTAGGGCACCCATTTTCTTTTGCTCCAGTCATGAATTTGTCTTTCATTGCCAAAATCTTGTCAGTCTTCTTTTTTGAAATGAACTTCACAAGATTTACGCCCTCTCCAAGACTGAAATTACCAACCTCACGGGCCATGTGAACAATCTGTTCCTGGTACACCACAACTCCAAATGTGTCTTTGAGAGCATTGTACGTTCCCCAAAGATAAGTGGGCGCGACCAGTTTATCTTTTCTATTAACAAATTCATCCAAGTTTCCCATTGTTGCCGGACGATACAAAGCATTTGCCGCAATAAGGTCTCCTATACAAGTAGGCTTTAACTGCGTGAGAAACTTAGTTATACCACGAGAAGAGAACTGGAAGACATTTTGTGTATAACCTTGTCCAAGCAATTGGTACACTCTTTCATCATCAAGCGCACCAGTAGCCAAAGATTCAAGCGATAAGTTAGTGCCATACTCTCGGTTGCAGATAGCCATCGTTGCTTGAAGTTTAGATAACTCTTTTGTTGCAAGGCAGTCATTCTTCAGAAGACCGAGTTCATCAAGTTCATAACCGTCATTCTCAGACACAAGAATATTGTCCACCTTTTTTATTGGAACAAAATCAAAGCACTCAACATCTTCTCCATCTTTTTCATCAGGTGTAACCAGCAATGCCGAAGCGTGAATTGAACCTGAGCGCGGTTGAAACATAAGTGTGCGTATATCTTCAAATAACTGCGGATAGTCAGCAATAAACTTTGCCACCTTTTTGTTCTGTGCTGCCAATTTGAAAATGTCTGTATAGGTCATCTTATCATCATCAAAAATTGCTGTCAGATAATTGACCAATGCTGGTGGAATACGCATAGTACGGGCTACGTCTTTAATCACAGCCTTTACTTTCAATGTAGTTACAGTACCAGCAGAGAATACCCTTTGTTTGTTGTCGTGGTTATAACGATGTTCTATATACTCCTTAACCTCTTGACGTTTATCTGATTGATAATCGACATCCACATCTGGGAGCTGTCCACCTGGCCCTTGTAAATATCCAGAGTCAACAAAGCAATCTATCACGGGAATTGGCTTTGTGCTTTTTTTAGTTTGTACACTAACAACTTTCATTGTCTCATCAATTTATAAGTCTCTCTATTAAAGAAGTTGTGCGTGGCATTATAAGCCTTTTCAAATGCTAATAATTCGTCATCTGGGAGGATATGACGATGGTCGATAAAAACATCGGAAATTATGCCTTCAAGTGATGTACATCGGCTTAACGCAACATATACCTGTCCGGGACAAAACACTCCTTTTGTATGAACTACTACATGGTCAAATGTTAAGCCTTGACTTTTATGAATAGTAATTGCCCACGCTAATGTTAGAGGAAATTGTTTACAAGTTCCTTTAATTTCACTTACAATTTTACCATTCTTCATCTTATATTCTTGTGCAGACCATTCACAACGCTCTACGGCCACCGTACAGCCATTATCTAACTGCACCTTGACTACTTTATCATCCAATCCTACAACTACGCCCAGAGAGCCATTGCAGTAGACGTGAGCCTTGTCATTGATTAACATCATCACCCGTGCGCCAACACGTAATGACAATTTTCTATCACATGGTGCGGAACTTAAATTGAAATCTTTTTCAATTGTAGCATAATAGGTGTGGGTTGGTGTTCCCAATAGCTCCTCATTTATACGTTGAACATCTTTACGATATGAGCAAATATGAATATACTGATTATCGTACTCCTCACTTAACTTTCTATCTCGTAACACCTCCAGATCCTCAATATCTTCTTGTGTCAACTTATAAGAACGGATGTTATTCAATATTTCAATGAACCTTGGATTAGTTTGCCTGAAGATATGATTTAATTCAACAATATGAAATCCATGCTTTCTGAATACATACGCATAGAAAAAGTACACGCCACGATAGAACTGGAGAAGGATGTCTTTTTCATTGTTTGTAACAACAGGTGGCAGTTGATACAAATCGCCAAACATGATGATTTGTACGCCCCCAAATGGCTCGTCACTATTTCTATACATGCGTAATTTTTGGTCAATGTAATCTATGGTATCTGGACGCACCATGCTTATTTCGTCAATGATTAGAGCATCTATTGTATTCATCAACTCAATTTTTGAATGATTAAATTGAGTGACAGCAGAGTTAGGATTATGAACTCCAAAAGGAATATTCAAAAAACTATGCAACGTCACACCTCCAGCGTTAATGGCGGCAATGCCAGTGGAAGCGGTAACAACAAATTTTTTCTTACAGTTACAAACCAGCCATTTAAGGAATGTGGTCTTTCCCGTACCAGCCTTACCTGTAATATACACACTCTCATTGGTTGTTTCTATCAACTCAATGGCTTTCTTCATTTCATCGGTTATTGTCATAGTTACAATTCATTTATAGTGAATAGCACGTCCTTGTTATCAAATAGTATATCGTCATTCTCTTGCAGTTCGTCTGCATATACAATGATTGGTTTTTCAGATCCCTCCCGTTTTACGATCAGCTCTGCATCCTTGAAAACCTTTAGCGTGTGACCATCTTCCAGTTCAATCTCTACATACTCATCGGTTTCAATGTCTTCACCGATAATGGTAGTGTCAGCTTTATATAAGCCAGCACGTTCTGGAAGCAAGAAACGCTCGAAAATGAGACCATACTGTAAAGGGTCAATCAATGTAATGCCAAGCAAGTACAACAGTAGAGAACCGGCAGCAGAACCACGACCACAACCAACCAATATGTTGTTTTGTCGGCTCCAATTGCAAGTGTCATATTGGACAAGGAGGTAATCTACATTATTGGTTGATTCAATAATATATTTTTCATATTCCATCTGTTTCCTGTATTCTTCTTGCTTGTCTTCCGGCACCAAGCGTTTTAATCCATCTTCGAGCAATTGATTAAACATGTTATGCACGGTGCCATATTTCTTTTCCTCTTCTGGAAGCATGGTGTATTTCGGCATGAAGTTTCGTGTGTTTTCAAATTGCGCAACGGCACCATCAGAAACCACTAATGTGTTATCGCAACATTCTTGAAACAAGACCTCAACATCCCACACATCGGCATCAAATAGTTGCTCAAATACAGCATAATGTTCATCAACATCTTTGAAATATTGATCATCACTCTGCTCATGTGCAGCACCCTCAGCCACCTTATTCAGTATGATTTTGTTTTTAGCATTATCCTTATCGAGATAATAACAGTCGCACAACAAGATTGGGCGAACTTCAGAATCGTCATACAAATTATCAAAATAGTATTTAGTGGCCTCCAGCACTTTAATGTCAATGCGTTCAGCCTTATATTCAGACAAGTCTACCTGGTAGAATACATGTTCAAACGCATCTAACAAGTCATTCACTAAATCAGGATTTTCCTTTATCCAATAAGATGAATACTTGTCCAGCACCAACACATTGCCGGCACCACGATTAAGCAATTCATTCCATCCAATAGTTTTATCTTCACTATCAACCATAATTGCCTTTTGGATTCTCAACAGGTTACGTAATCCTGATTGAGACTGAACATAAACTTTTGCTCCTACTTTATTATCTCCCTCAACAAAAGTTAATGAATAACCAAATATGTGTTTTATTCCAGCATTAGCGCATTCCTTTTGAAGATTGTAGCAAGCTGCCATCGTATTCCTGTCACATATACCAATTGCCTTATGACCACAGTAAGCTGCTTTCTTAACCCATAACTTCGGCATAAAACTTCCATTCAATAACTCAAACGGAGTATGTACACCGAGGTTCACGAACTGGAAATCATGTGTAGTTTGCACGCGCGTACCAACATACTTTAGGATATTCAATGCGAAGTCCTTTCGTAAATCATAATAGTACCAGTTGTCTCCGAACTTAAAGGCAATATAGTTGATACCTTCTTCCATCAATGCCTCCGGGTCCTCACTGCCATTAAAAATCAGATTACCTTCTTTATCAGTTCTGAAGATGGAATTTATCTTTTCAGTATTTTCCAGAAACATCTTACCCATCCCAACAACCTCTATTACCTCATTGTCAATTTCATTGAAGGATATTTTATTGTTTTGGAGCCATGTAATCAATTCTTTCATATCTGCACTGTATTAAGTTTATATTCTACTGGGGTCTTCAAAGACATAGAAAACACATCGAAAATTTCCCAGAAATCCATACTATCAAAATCTGCATCCGGGTCTTCTATGTAGGCGATAAAAACATCAAAATAATCATTGAGTTGTATGGCTGCTGTATTTATAGCATCTACGGCATCACCGTCATAACCCAATATGACCGTTTTTACCCCCTTGCTTTGCAATTTCCAAATCTGCGTATTGGAAATCTTTTTGCCGAAGGTCGCAACAACTGCAATACGAGTATTGTCGTACAAATCCAATTTCCGAGTAAGAGCAATAACATCAAAAATCCCTTCTACAATTATTACTGTATCAGTCTCATCTTCAATAATAGAGTCATAGTTATACAGTAATTTTACGAAGTCGTTTTCTATGCTGTTATTGTAACGCCTTATCTCATATTTACCGTTACGCCTTGCTTTCTTATTGTATTCATCTATTTCAGACTTATCCCAAATATGTCGAGAGATATACCCAACTGTATCGCCATTGTCAATAATTGGGAATACTACATAATTGTCGAACTTAAAGTTAAGACCTCTTGTGGTACCAACAGGGAAGTATTCGTAATCATCAAATGTAAATCCCCTGCTGTGTAAATAAGAGTTCCTAAAACACCGCTTCCAGCCTTCAGGCATTTCCACAATTGACAACTCATCATCAATTTCCTCCTCTTCCAGTGAGAAGAATTGAGGGATCTCCAAAGGCTGAAACGAAGCTGTGTCTTCCAATTTCAAATCGGGTCGGCCTATGTCATCTAAAAGTTGGTTAATATCTTTTGTCGTATGATGACATGAGAAGCAATGGCTCATGAAAAGTTTCTTTTTATCAGTCTCTTTACCGATATAAATTCCAAACTTTCCACCCTCTTTACCACAGTAGGGGCAACGTGGAACAATTAAGTTCTTATTGCCGCCATCTGGCTTAGCTTTGAGTTCTATCATAAGTTCTTTAATCAAGAACTCTTTATCTTCTCTACTTATATACATATTACCCAACTTTATTGATATTCATAGTCCTCACTTGATCATAAAATTGCTCATTGTCATAGTCTGTGGCAATTTTGAATGGTTCTCCCTTTTCAAAGAAGCGGCTCTTAGCAACATTCAGACGCATGGTGTGTTCCTTGCGTTCTCTGTCAGATTGATTTAAGGTAATCAAATGTGTCATTGGTCTTGCAAGACCTTTAGCTTCAGCTGTATTAAACTCTGTAAGCACATTCTTCTCATCATTTAACCAGTCTCTATTTTCAATTGTAGACTGGTAAGTGCCAACCATCCATACGTTTTCATCAGCTGCCAAATCTTTAAGATCATTGGCTACTGCAATACGTTTGTGACGCTCTCCATTTTCACCGTATTTACGGCCAGAAGAGTCAGTAAGAAGGTCGATTGAGTCTATAATTACTACATCAGGATTGATACCGTAGCGTTTCTTAAAATCTTGAATGCCATTTCTAATATCAATGGTTGATACATGCGCATTAAATTTAGGGTATGATTTTACATATAGTTTGCCGGACACCGCTTTGAGCATAGCCTCCATTCGCGCAATATCAACATCTCTAATTGTGCCTGTCTCATAACGATATGTACTACAAGATACCAAAGAGGCAGAATACGCATTAACTACCTCATCTTTACTACCCTCTAACTGAAAGTGCAGTACATTCAATCCATCTATTTGACAGGCATTTTTACCTATCCAACGTGCTGCATGACTCTTACCAACGCCGGTAGGTGCCATAAAACACGTTAACTGGGTGCGCAAATCACGTCCATTGTTCATTGCATCAAGTTCGTCTATATAGAATCGAGTAATCGGCAACATTTTATTGTCAGCATTATGTTTCTGGCGATTTGCCTTGAAACGAATGCCGAATGTGTCGATTACGTCTACAAACTCTGATGAACGAAGATTAAACGTAGATGCCCACTCAGTATATTCCTGTAATTTCTTTGAGGCTTCTTCATGCCCCGATTTATTGTACAGTTCGCCTACCTCCTTGTAGATTTTCTGGAAACGCACCTGTTTAATGTAGTTCTCCAGT